AGGATTAAAGATTCTAATAGTTTATCGATTACGATACCTTTAGTAATGTAAGCTTGGTTAGTTAAAATATCTTCTTCTTTAGCAGTCATGTATTTCATTTCAACTTGACCTGAAGATAGTGGGTTATCTTTTGGATAGAGTAAACCCTTGGAGGGTAAATCTATAACTTCTGAGGGGAACTTTAATTCAGACATAAAACATTTTGTTTATAAATATATGGAAAAAAGAAACCCCAACCAAACTAGTTGGTTAGGGTTTTTTAACTACCTAAGGTAGCAGCGAAGTATTAGAAGTTCAATACACAATAGTCCATACCAACTGTCATTGTTAAGTTGACAATTTCGGCATCTGAACCATAATCAAAATCTCCCCAATTAGCAGATTTAATAAAGGCTCCTTTTAAAATCCATTCTTGGATTATTGAACCAACAGGATCAATTAAGTTAAATGTGATGTCTTTCTTATAGAAATCAGAATAACCATCTCTTCCTGTTACAGATTCGTGGTGTAATCTTACCCACTCAATCATTGCTTGAGCGCCCGAAGGAGTAATAGGATCATACAAGGTGAATGTCACATCACCCCAAGTAGTTTTGCCTTTTACTTTACGATAAACGTTTATATGCGGTAAAATTTGTTCTCCATTATCTACCTCGATAGCGGAAACACCCTTAATTATAAAAGAAGGAAACCCGTCAATATAACAAATAAACCTATTTTGTGTTTTAGGTTCAAATGTTGAAAAGAAAATTTCGTTCGGATCTAATACTGCCATTTTGTATTTTGTTTATAAATATTACTAAGTTACGTTTTTAAGATGGGAACTCAACTCCTGTAGGTAATACATTAAAATCAAGTACAATAAATTCTGCAGTTCTAGTTGGTTGTAAGAAAATTTGACCAACTAATTGATTTCTGTCGATTACATCAGGTGTATTGTTTGTATCATCCATTACAACTTTAAAAGCAAATAATCCTTGTCTTTGTTGAACTGACTCTAAGAATGGATTTACTTGTGCTAAAAAGTTATTCCTTGTACCTACTGTGTTTTGTTCGAACACTAAATTAGAAGCAACTTGACCAATAAATGATTTTAAATTAATTAATAATCTTCTAACATTTACACGGTCTAAAGCAGATGCTTTTTTCTGTAGTGTTTTCTGACCAAATACTACTGTTCCTGTGTTAGGGAATACAGCAATAGGATTTACTTTACCTTGATACAAAGTATCTCGGTTTGCTTGAGTTAATTTTTTCTCAGGGCGTACTACTGTATCTAATCCACCTCTGTTAATACCCGCGGGAGCGAACCAAGGCTCTGCTACTGCGTCGTTAAACGCATATACTCCAGGTATAACGGTTGATGCTGGGACGAATACATATTCATTTGTATCAGGGTCATTAACTAATACCCATGGCCAATATGAGGCTGCATATGAATTATTTACGTTTCCTGCTTGTGTAGTTACAGTTCCAATAGTGGAATTATATCCTACTAAATCAGCCACAGCCATTGTATCTGTTCTTCCTTGGGCTAAATTAACTAAAGAGTTAAATTGAGTAGCATGATCTTCTCTATTAATACCAGGAGCAGTAATAAGGTTAAATTGATATTCATCTTTATTATTTAATAAAGTAAACATTGTATTATAATCCTCAGGATGAACACCTTGGATATTAGTTGAATTTATATCTTGGTAGAAGTTTGCAGCTTCGCTATCTTCAAATTGAGATCCTGAAGCACCACCAAAAGATCCACTTCCTACTACAGGTAATGAAGATGTTAAAGCAGGTTTAAACGTACCTGCATTATCTAGATAGTCTGGGGTGAGACGAGATACTGTTTTAACTACTACATACCTTGAGGTATTAGGAAAACTACCTGAGAGTTGAATAAAAGTACCATCAGCGGTAGTTACAATATTTTCTTGTGTATTACCAATCTTTTTAGAAATAAAGTTAGGTGATTTAGGATCTAATGATAAACCATCATAAGATTCTAAAACTGTTTTTTCTGATAAAGTATCATTACCTTGTCTAATTAACAGTGAAAATTCACCCGAAGCACTATTTACTACTGGAATTTCCCATCTTAAATTATCTATAGATCCAGAAGTTAAAGAATTATCTGCTCCTTCGGGACTATCACTATTCATTAATTCCCCCTTAGAAATAGTTTCTAGTACAAAAGGACTATCACCGGCATCAACTGCAGTAACTGCTGATGATGTAGCTGAGAGGAATGATCCAGGAGTAACTCTTCCTACTAATAAAGTAGTACCTCCATTATTAAAATAATTTTGTGCTGAGTAGTTGGTGAAGTATGAAAATACTTGAGAACCCGAAGTAATAGTACTACCGAACTTATTCACATAATCCGAATATGAACGTACTAATGTAGGGGTGATAGGTCCTTTTGCTGTAGGACCTACAATACAAGCTCCTGCTTGTACTGGTTGTTGTGTTAAAAAAGACTGGTCGTTTTCTCTTGTTAAAACACCAGGTGAAAGAAGTACTTCTGCCATTTTTTAGTATTTTTGATTATAAATATTATTTATTTTTGGCAAAAAACTTATTGTGGGTAAAACTCTCCTTTTTCTAGGTTAATAGTACCTGAACCATATTTATCTTCAAGTTCTTTAGCTAGGGTTTGGGACTTTTGAACTACTTGTTCTATTTTTTCTTGAATCTTTTCTTTTTCAAATTCTAATAGAGTAATATCATACTCTAATTTCCCCAATTCAATAATAAAATTTTGTTGTTGTTCTTGGATTTGGGATAATTTTTGAATTTCTTCTTGTTCCAATTTTACTATTTCCATTTTATAAACTTACTTTAAACGTTAAACCTTCACTTAATATAACTGTACTACCATCAATAGTAGTTTTAATACATACTTTATAATATCTCTCGGGTTGTAACCCATTCATAAATACATCAAAGTAGCTTGAAGTACTGTCTGCTGATATTTTAGTAAATACATCATCAAAATTTATTTCAAATTCCCCAGTATCTAAATCTTTTATTGCATAAAATGATTCTTGGGGTAAGTAGTGATTATTTAAATACACTGATGATGTTTGGAATGTACGAGTTGGAAATTGGGGACGCACATTTAATCTAAATCTTTGGGTAGAGCCTTGGGTATATGTAGGTTGGCTAGATTCAAATGTTACCACAAATGGAGTGTCTGAAATTGTTGGTAGTGAACCCGTAGAATACACAGTGTCGTTCCATTTTATTTCTAAACATGGAGGATAAATTGTGTGAGTATCTACTGAGAAGAATTTTAGACCCATATAGGTATTTGAAAATTCTACTGAGGGGGCTAATTTTAATAAGAACCCATCATTTATAATACCTCCGGCAACTATACTAGAGGGGGAACTTAAAGATGCTGTATAAAATGCTTTAACAGCATCAGTAACGTCTATGTTAATATCAGTGTCGTCGTTATAAAAAAATCTTTGATTTGTTTGTATATTATCGTAGACAGAATTATTAATGTACCAATTCCCACCTCCGGGGATTACTCCATCTTCTAATGATACATCACTAGGTAATTCATCTGGGTCGAGGATCCATTGTTCACTTCCGCTTTTAATTCGGAATGTCCAAGAAACGCCGTTTGTGGTTTGAGGAGAATCTAAAAATTTTCCTGTTCCCATATCATAGGTTTTAGCATTTGCTCCTATGTATACAGGAAAAGCTTGAATATTATAATCTATAGGAATAGAAGTAGCATCTGCTGTAAATAATCTTAATGAAGCAGAATATGATTGAGATACTCTAGCTTCGGCAGTCATATCATCATTAATAACTTCACTTATATCCCCAGTAGAAAATTTAATTAATGTTCTTCTTACATCTTCGGGGATATTAGCACTACTAGGATTTAAATTCGCAATTTCTAAAATTTCATCCCTTCCTGTATTCATTGAAGGAAAGGCAGAATATATAGTTGCGTCTTTTTCAGGAAATATTTTATATACGGCCATTACTTTACGGGTCTGAAATCATTAATACTTTTTTACCTGCTGGTCCCCCTAGAAAATCACTTCCGGTTGTGTAAAGGGATCCTGTAATTCCTGGGTCAGATGTGGGTAAGTTAAATATAAAGAAAGAATTAGATCCTGTTCCGCTAAATGTAAAACTCCCAGAAATTTCAGCACTGCCCGTAAATGGGAAATTAGAAAATTGCTTATATCTTTTTCCCTCTATAGTTGTTATAATATCTATACTATTATCTGATGAAGACGAATCGTTTGCATCATAGTAAAAAAATCTTTGGGGAGAAACAGTATGAAAAAGTTGATTAGGTAAGGGATATTCATATGCCCTTAAAGCTGTTAAATCTTCAAATCTAATAGCATTCCCAGTATAGGAAGAAGAATTCCAAACACGAGTTGAATCAACCAAATTTGTTTTAAATTGTCCCGTATCTTTTTCAAATATAGTTTCTCCTGGTTGTAATGGGGCTGTTGTATTTACTATCGAGTTATTATCTAAAGTAGATTTAGTCCCAAAAAAATCAGGTAAAATTAATCTATTATTTCTTTTTGCCATGTTTTATTCTGTTATTTCTCCCCCTGCTTCTATAGTAGGAGGTACATACCTAATTTGTACTTGTGAAGGTGTTTGAGATGGAGCTTTATTTCCAGTTCTAGGTACCTTATTTTGGTTTATAGGTTTTGTATTATCAGCCATTTATAATAAATATTATTAAAGTATAATTGAATGTGCTTTATTATAAAAATCAGTTAAGTTACTTCTATTTTCTACTTGAACAGACTGAACTTCTTTACTAATTAAAAATCCAACCTCGTTAAAAGTTTTAACCCTACCAAAATCGGGTACTATATGAGCTTGAACTAGTTTACTTTGACCCATACCTCCACCAGGTAAGGATTTATATCGTTTTCCTTGTGGTGATACCAATGTAGTTACATTTTCTGATCCTGACCCAGGGATAGAACCCGAGGGGGTTGTTAAATCTGAGGGATCCCAGGTAAAAAGAAAATTAGTATCTAAAGCTTTTAATTTAAATTCGGGTTGGGATAGTGGATATTCGAAATTTTCTATAAAGGATTGTGAAGTAAATATTTTGAAATTACTAGTATAAAGATCAGGAACCGCTGTAATGTTTTCTCCTATTTGGGGATCAAATATTTCAATTTGATTTTCATTTCCTCTAGCAGCAACTTCGGAAGATAATTCTAATCCGTAATTAGGATAATGTCTTGACATTTCCATTAAACCCCAGTCTGCCGAGGTATCTTTTTCTCTTTCAGCGGTACCATCTACAGGGGTATTAAAGATACTAGTAATTCTTCCCCCCATTTGTTTTTGTAAATCTAAAACAACTGCTACTAATACTGTTTCTCCTCTTTTGAATAATGATGAGCTTTGTAGAGTTTTTTCGGTAGGAGGCCAAAAATCATTTGGAATGTGAAAACCCCGATATCCTGCTGGGATGTCATCAAATGATGTAGATGGGTAAGAAGGGGGTGGGTATTTTTTACCTTGTTGGTAATCAGCCCAACTGCCAGATGCTACTACTTCTTTATAATTACAGTCACAAACAAATATATCTTCTCCTTCTGCGGATGATGAAACTAAATCTTTTCTAATTTTAACTGTTACGGGGGTATCCCAACCATATGAATTTCCTTTTCGGTATTCATTAGAAGAAAATAAAGGATGTTCCATTTGGAAAATTGTAACATGATCTTCTGCAGTTTGTAAATCAAGTCCACTCCCTGATGGGGGGATTTGAAATGTAAAGGTAAATCTAGCTAAGTTTGTTGTGTATAATCTTAAGTAAGCAGCATTTCTGCCTGCTACCTTATCATCACTTACTGTAAAAACATGTTTTTTACCTGTTTGACCAGATAATTTATTTCGGTTTTTATTCTCTCTATTTATGTATCTGTACGCATGAGGTTTATTTGCGTCTCTCCACACTTCACAGACATATTGATAAGATCCTTCTACATATTGATCTGATACCGGTATATTTTTTAGAACATATTTAGATGACATATCTAGTAAGGATTTGATCCGTTAAAATTTTGTGCTGATGATCTTGGGTCTAATGGGAAGGAAATATTATTAGGGGGTTCATTGTTTTTATCACTAATTTGTTTTTGATAATTAGGGAGAACTTGGTACATTCCCGAAGAATCACCCATTTTATAATTACGAACCTGGGTGATAGTTTCTATTCCTTTTTTCCCAATATCACCATCCTGATAGCATCCTATTAAAACGTAAAAGGTTTCATTTTGATTCCAAAGAGTATCACATTTTTCTGTAACTACAGTTTCGTTATTTATTTTCCCAACTACTATACCATTTCCATTAGCCCCCCAAGTATAACGATATTCTACATCAAACCATTCCCCCATCTCTAATGAAGATGATAAAATAAAAACTTGATCAGAAATAGTATTTGGGTTAGGATTTGAAAATCTAAGCTTTAGTGCAAAGAATTTTTTAGTACCATCGTATTTAATATTATTAGCTAATTGGGATCTATACCCACTAGCTATTCCCAATTCATACTCAGCAGCGATTGAAGGAGGATCATGTTGAGATAAAGTTTGACAAAATTCTCCTTCTTCTCCATTAAATTGAAGAAATCTTACTTGGAATGAATGAGTGGTAAAATAATTATACTCTGATCGAAGTTGAAGACCATTATCAGGTCCTTTTTGATCAGAATAATTTATTTTAAATTGATGAGTATCTGTTTGAGGATCATATTGATAAGCTTCTCCCCTCCTATCTGGGTCAACTAGGATTTCCATAAAGTAAGGTTGGAGAATTTCTTGTGAACCCGATATATCTAAACTTGAACTATTAAATACAGAACCAGTAATACCTATAAAAGTAGTACTTGAAGCTTCATTAATATCATTTGTTGAAAATGTTGACATAATTTTTATCCTAAGTCTCCTCCCCCCTCTAGTGAGCTATCTAATTGTTCTACTATTACTTGTTGTTGTAAGGCATCATCAGTAAATGCTTCAGCTCCTGAAACTGTCTCCATCGTAAATATTATCTTAGAAGGGGAATAAATTATCCTATCNTAAGATAAATCTTTAATTGCTACGTCTGGGATTAGGTAGCCTTTAAGGCTAATATCAAATGTGGTTTTTACTGCTCTTTGNTCCCCAGTTTGTAGTTCTACTGTAGGTGAAAAGCTATCTATTGAAGATTTAAATTTAAACCTAGCAGGATCACCCCAATACGAATCTGAAGCATANTTTATAGCTTCTGTAATTTTATTCATATGTTCTACAAAATCTGTAAAAATTACACATGAATAATTTATAGTTACAAAATCGGGTACTACAGATAAAACGGCTTTTTGAGTAGGAATTCTATTATCTAAACCGTTTTGAGCGGAAAAATTATCATAAGCATTTTCTTTAGTAAACTTTGGTTTAAATACATAAAAGTTATTAACCCCGTTCGCATCTAGCTTATTAGTAATTCTTTCACGAGTCATATTAGTACGCTTAAATACGACTGCTGGNATTTGGAGTTGACCATCTCTTCCTCTTAGAAACCCATCTTTTTGTATGGCAGACCATCTCTCGGGAGAGCCATAATATATAGGGACTTCTAAATTTTGACCATTTTTAGAAACTGTGGGTTTAATTATATTTTGAAAATAAAATTGAATAGATTCATCAATATCCTGTATTCCTACAGTGAATGGTTTAGCATCTTTATGGGTTACTTTAGTCTTTAAAGCTCTATTAAAATCCCTTTTAGTATAATCTATAGAAGTATCATTAGGACTAGAACCTATTGAAGGATCTTTAACTAATCCTGCTGAGAGTTCTTTTTGAGTTTTTGGTATAGGTTTTCTTTTAGCCATTAAAGTCTAGTTTGCTTAATTCCTACTACCTCTGGTCTTACTAAATGAGCATCTAAGTTGATTGAAAGTGAAGTACCAAACTTTTTAAGATATTCATTATCACCATAAGCATAGTCAGGGTTTTTACCTACAAAAAATTGGTTTTCTACAATTTGATGAACTTCAAAGTATAAATCATTCCACAATACAATATCTCCTATTTCACATACTAAATCTACATCTACTAAGTCTGCTCTTAATACTGAAAATTTAAAGTCTCTTTTTAAATCAGGACCAAAATCATCATCTGTAATATTTTGGTCTCCTCTTACAATTAATCCATTAATTAAAACAGGATCTCTATAGGTTTTTTCCATAGATTCCCCGTAAATATTAGAGGTAGTAGCAGAAAGTTCTAACTTATAGATTCCTAACTGTTGTTGAACAATATCATTGACCAATTCACGGTTTAAATTTCTAAATAATGATATGTCTCTTTCGCCTCCAAAAAGTGCCATTATATTCTTTTAAGGGNATCTAAGTTAAATTTTACCGATCTTACCCCAGCTATTCTCACATTTCCTTCTTCTGAAGTTAAAATTTCTTTCCTAAAATTTTCTATATCTTGTTTGGGGTCGTTTGTGTGAGTGATNNACTTGATTNTAATTTTAGTATATTCTATNTTTTCCTTTTGTGGNTANTCNTCTGGGGTNATGTTNTCNACAATGGTNACTTTTTCTAAAGCCCTAATTTGGGCATTAATATCACTTACATTTTCTTTACGGTCAGATAAAATATAACCCTCTACAGAGTAAGTGTTTAAAATCTCGCTTAAAATTTGTTTTAATTTAATCATCCTACAAAAATTGTCATAGGAACCTTATTAAGTTCCTGTTGTTTAAAATCTCCTTCTTGTGATTTTCTTTCTAATAAAGATTTTCTTGAAGTTTCATCAAAGTATCCTCTTAGCTTTTCTATTAAGGCATTTTTCTCTGCTGTAGCAGCAGAAATCAAATCCCCTTGGTTTAAAGTTACATCGGAATTTGGGATNGGTACAGTTGAATATTTTCCTCTCACATATCCTAACATCTCTTTAGATAGCGCTAATGTGTATTCAAAAATCCATTGTCTTCCTACCGAGTTTATTTGTATGTAAACCGGGTTAGTATATGGAACATTTGAAACATTTGTAATTTTATCNGNNGNATNTTGNGTAGCAGTTGCTAAACGNTCNGATTTTAAAATNNANTCAAAATANAATTTAGANCCNTGNTCTCCTGATTTTGGAATAGGGAATATTTTTAATTTATTATTTCTAATTTGGAAGGTATGGTTAGATCTTCTCACCTGATCTGCCATCTCAATTTGTTGCATTCTTGCCATGTCAAAGCTTAAAGGCATCATTAAGAATTGTACAGCAGGAGAGAATCCACCAAATCCAAAAGCATCCATTAAACCTACAAAACCATACCCAGTTCCAGCAAATGGATCATAAAACCTTTCAATTGCTGGGGAGGGTTCATAAAATACTTTTTTAATCTCCATATCACTTCCTGTAATGCCATGTTGTGTAGCAAAAGTATCAAAATCATATTCTTGCTTAGATGAAGATAAAACAAAAGAACCTGTTCTATAATCAACGTTTCCTCCAGTTCCAGCCTCGGTAGCATACTGTTCGGATAAACGCACTACAGGACCTAAATTCGGCGTAGCTAACGAATGATTTAAGTTAGATGATGTCGGAGCTCCCTCTAGAGATAAATAATCTTCTCTAATTTTATAAGCATAGAGCTCGTTTCCGTAAGTAGTAACTGCTTCCTCAAAAGCAGTATAAAAGTTTAAATCTTGTAATTCTATATCAACTAAAGGAAACCCTAATCTTCTAGCACAAAAATTTGCAACTTTATCTGAGTCAGATTGGAAGTCTGCATCTGTATCATATAAACCCCTTGGGGTTGAACCTGTAGTAAATGAGGAAGATCCGGGCCAGATAGGGATGTTTGCCATTGGTTTTTGTTATAAATATTAGAGAGTTGGTATCTCAATAATATCAAACGTAGAACCTGAAGACATTGCCTCTAATGAACCTGTAATTTGTTCTGTAACATACAAAAGATATTTGTTAATTACATTATCTCCGCTGTTATCAACTGAAGCTGATGTATTATTAATATAGAAAGGGAGACATGCAATTTGTCCACTCCCAGAAGCATATGCTTGTTGTGAAGAATACATAAAACAGTCTACAGGGGTTTCTTGTCCGTCTTGTGGTAAGTGTAAAACAATTCTAAAGTATGGGGTTGAGTATACTCCTGAGTTATAAGTGAATGTTCCGTTTGTTTGTATAGCCATTTATTTTTTGTTTTTATTATTAGAAAGTTGATAAAGCTGCTCTTTTCCAACCAGCAGAAGTTTTTACATAAAAATAATCATCATCATAAGATATATCACCTTGGCTTCCTTGTGAATCTGAGGTGCCTGATGGTGTTACTGAAATGGGTATACCTACTCTACCATCAGATGTTACTTTGAATAGATCAGTTCCATTTGAATCTTCAACAAGAAAAGCCATTTGGGCGCTAGTTGTGAATCCACTTTTTACATGAAGTCTAGCAGTAGGTGTAGAAGTTCCTATTCCTACTTTCATAAAAGTATAAGTTGGTCTACCTAATACAATGGAGTAAGATTGAGTTAAATCAATAGAATTCCCTATACCAATTGCCCCTAATATACCACCTGAT